ATGACACAGACAACGACACTCAACGAGACGCAACTCATTATCTTCGTCCTCTTCATCGGCGCCATTGCACACCTCGTCGCCTACCAAATCTGGGCAACAAGAGGCGACCGAGGAATTGAGAACTACGACACACGCATCAGGCCCTTCATGTGGACCGTCTGGGCATGGCCGTTCCACTATGGTGTGTTCGCCTGTCTGCTGATCGACTACCTGTGGGGCAGCAAAGCTAAGGAAAGGAAGTACTATGAGTATTTGGGTCGTTATTATGCTTCTGGCATGGGCGGTGGCTATAGCGCTGCTGGACTGGCAGCTCCGCAAATCGGAGAAGAAGCTGAACGAGGCGATACAGGAAGCGAGGAGCATTGCTATTACCACCCGGCCACAAGGTCATTCGTCGACGGCGGGTACTGGGGATACGCACAGCAGTACCACGGGCTCTGAGGGTGTGAACGAGGAATGACGACGCTACTAGCCATCGACCCCTGCGGCATAGGAGGGACGACCGGTATCGTCCTCGTCGGATATGATAATGATTCTCATGTACGACTCCTCAACTCGTGGAACCCCGGAACCGAGGAGACCTACGACTGGTTTTACAAGCGAATGTTTGATCGCATGGTTCAACCTGATGTTGTGGTGTGCGAGAAGTACGTGAACCGTAACATCCCCGGAGCCGACATCAACCCGGTACGAGTCGAAGGCGCCGTGCACATCTTCGGCCGGTTCCTCGGAAAAGAGATTGTGTGGCGCACACCTCAACAGCGGCTGTTCGTCCGCGATGAGAACCTCCGCAAGCTCGGCCTCCTATTTGAGAAGGTCGAGGACCACCACCACGACAGACGGGAGGCTGCACGGCATGCCATCGCCTATCTGGTCGAGCGCGCGCATCACAAACCCACATACGAGAAAGGATGGAAGTAATGGTTAAGAAATGGAACACCGCGAGGTGGATTAGGAAATACTGCTACGACAACGAGGCACTGCACGTCGAAGATTGCTTCGAGCTGGCCGTGCGCCTCGGGAAGGCGGGCATCGGCCCAGTCTTCGAGTGGGACGCGGATGACCCGTTCTCGTCCCACCCCTGGAACGGCCAGGGTAACGGCTCGCACAGGTTCGTCGACGTGCTGTTCAACATCATAGGACCGAGTTGGCTGTACACGCCAAACACAGACATCCACCGGTGGTGGAGACGCTATAAGGCAGGTGAGTAGGAAGAAGCCCCCGCATTGCGCGGGGGCTTCTTCTATGTTCCTTGGCGGTGCGTTAACCGAGCGCTACCCAGCTGACGTGAACGTTCGAATCGACGGCCCATTGCCAGTTACAAGCGGCTGCGACGCCGAACTGCTTCTTATCAACCGGAAACGCGATGATACTGTGCGTTATAGCGTCTGTGACTTGGCACAGGAGGGAACGCGGGATGCGGTCGAGCTCCTCGGGGAAAGGCACGGTGAACGATTTGATCTGGTAACGCTCCCACTTCTGATGGCCGGTTTCGAACACACCGGCTGCGAGAACCGCCATCTGCGCACTGAAATAGGTGAACCCAGAGCCGTCGTGCTGAAGTTGGATACGGTCATTCAGAATGTTGAAGACGATCGGTTCGTCGGCCGTGCCCTCCACGCCTTGACGTTTCAGCTCATCCACCTTGTTCTGTGCGTCCCACCGAGTTTTCACAGGGTAGATAACCTGCTTGCGCAGCTTGCCCACGACGTTGGACACGGAAGACGAGATTGTGTTAAATAAACCCTGCAGTGGCTTGACGGGGTCCGTACCCTCGATGTGCGCGATCCCGTTGCTGTCGGTTGTAGCCATTGTTCCTCTCTTTACGTGTTAGGCTGATTGGATTCAAGCACCAGTATAGTGCCGTTGAAGTAGTTGTACTCCCTCTCATCAGGGTTACTTGTTATCCTGTTCTCCCCGAATAGCCGGAAAACTACTTGTGTTACACGTGGCACAGTCAGATTATAAAAGGCATAAAGGTCGTAATATCCCGGGTTGATCTCACCGTTGAACATCCCAGGCATCTGAGAAATGTAGTAATCTTCGTATTTTGTCTGCGTTCCGCCCACCGGTGTCCAAGCAGTCTTGAGCACCAACTGCATTTTCGACCGGAACGCGTCCGACGTGCCCTTGTTCACGTAACGACCACTGCCGAAGAAGAAAAAGTTTAAGTAGCCTTTTCCGTTCTCGGGATAGTTCAAGACGCTCTCAGCCATCATAACGTTGTAGGCGTTAGGCCCAAGCTGTCGTAAATCACCCGTTAGAGAGCGGAATGATAACTTGTTGTTGGTGTTGTCTATATTGTTCATCAGGCCGTTCAGAGAGTTGCGCACACCCCCGATCCCCATATTGTTGAGACCTGAGTTGATGGACGATATCTCGTCCTGCACCCACGTACCCCATGTGTCGCCGGCGCCGAGGTTCTTGTTAGGTATCATTCCGGCTTGTACTCCTTGTGCGGTTGATTGAACTGGAACACGTTGTATATCGTCTTTGGGATCTTAGCTTCGTAGTCGGCCAACGAAACACCTGTATCGATCTTATTGGAGAACTCGTCGCAGGTGATCCGCGATGTGGCCGTCACTGTGATCTCTTGGTTGTTCATATCGACGTGCGTCGTCATGAACCTATCCCCGCCGTAGTCGAAAGCGGATCCAGAGGTGAGGAACAGGTCGTTTCCCGTCATGGACGGTGCCCGTGTTTCAAGGTTGGGTGACGTGAGAGTGATCGTCGGGATAGAGCCCGACTTCTCCCACACAGCCCTTAGGCTGTTGTCTATCGCCAGCGACGGGGTGTTGATTAACGGGTTGTTGATCTGCTCTTCGTCGCTGCCCAGTGTCGACGATCCTGTGTGCGTTACGTACGTATCCTCCGGCCCCATGACCAGCCCCGTGCCGCGGAATCGCAGCGAGTTGTAGTAGTTGGACGGTCCCGAAGAGGCGGCGATGCGGAACGGCGAATAGTCAGACGTAACCATGCCGCGCACAGTAACGATGATCTGGTTGTGGTTTTTCGGATCGAGACGCACTGACAGGCTGCCGCCCTGCCCCAGCCACTGGGACGCTGTGATAGGGAGTCCGTCGTTCCCGGCAACGCAGTAGGCTGTGTACTCCAGTCCCGACGTGTCCTTCGCTGGAATGTAGTCTTTGCACTGGGTCACCCATGGCGTCATGGCCTCGATCACATAAGCGTCGAGCGTGATCGTCTGCTCAACGGTCTTCCGGGCGTCCACTTGGATGATCGTGTCTTTAGACTCTTTGCTCAACGGCAAGTACTCGTTGTAAGCGTAACGCATGGGTCTATACGTTGTCTTCACCGTCTTAGTAGACTGTGCGAGATCCACGCTGTAGCTCATACCTGTCACGTTGTTCATGTGCTCCTTCAAGAAGTTATTGTCGCGAAGGAACAGCAGGTTCGAGTTCTGGCGAAGCATGTAAACGTTATGCACAGCGCACAGTGTGTTCAAGTAATCCCATACGTTGAACGACCCACCAGGAGCCATGATGATCGGGTTGTATTGGTCGGCCTTGATGAAGCCATCCACGTACACCTTGTCATAGTCGCACAGTTTGAACAGCTCGACGACTACGTTGCGGAAGTTATTGTACTGCGTGGGGACGACCTTCACCTGTTTGAGCTTATAGCACAAGTCGTCGACGGTCACGGTGTTCGTCGAATAGTTGGACGTGAACGTTCGCACATCCCCCCGGAACTCGTACACGCTCGACACAGGGTGCTTGTTCGTCCACGTCGTCGACACATCCGCGGGTTTGAAGAATCGGTCCGTCAACGTCATCACAGGGTAGCCCTTCGTGCCGCCCGGGACGCTGTACGACATGCGGTCCCACTGTGCGGAGAACGACTCCAGCGAGCGGTCCGTCCTGTATTCGAAAGGCTCCGGCGCGATGCTCACAGCAGCACCTTCTCAACGAACGTCGCAGTCACGGCTACCTCATAGCCGTCGATCGCTGCGCTGTACTCTTGTATCGAGTACGGCTCTTTCTGCTGGAGCGCGCCGTAGCCCATGCCGGGCAGGAACGGCCCGTAGTTGTTCGGCACGTCGTTGATCGTCTTCACCTGCGTCTCAGGGTAGGCTCGCACACAGATACTCGAAATCCGAGAGCTCGCCCACATCTGGATCTCGCCCCACGGGTTGCTGACGTTGTTCGTCGGGATCTGCGTCGTCACGTATCGTCCGTCGAATTCACTGACTGCCGCCACAGCCGTGTCGTTTATCTGGATCGTGCCGTCGCCTCGGCACCCCGCCCACAGCTTGTACCCCTCCGGCCAGTGGATCTTCTGACCGATCTGCCAGATCCACGCCGGGTTCCACGACCACGCCGGTGCGCCGTTGTAGGCGCCCGGCGTGGCTACGTGCGGGATGTCGTCGGTGAAAACCGTGGCGTTCGGGATGTAGTGCGACATGAACCCGGGCAGAAGGTTCGTCTTCATAGCCAGCGGGTCCACGTAGTAGAGCAGTTCGTTAGTGGACAGCAGGTACAGCAGGGCAGCGTGCTCGGCCACCGTGTTGGCCGCCCAGGTGAGCGTGAACTCCCTGTGCGTCAACGCAGACCGCTTGGCGAAACCATCGCCTCTAAGCGTCGTAGCGCTGTAGTTGAACCCCGTGCTATTGCTTTGGAAGTTAGCCACGGGGGCGTCTATCCAACGCATGTCGTTCAGTGTGCCGAACCACACTTTGGGTCGTTTAGGCATTCCTATGCTCCTCTCCTCGATGCCATGGCGTTAGAGCCGTTGACCATCCCCACTATAGCATTGCCGTCTATCACCGTCGGTTTGTTGACCGCGCTCACAAGGATGTGCCTGTCCGTTCCGGACAGCTCGACCAGAATCGGACCCCCGCCGAATCCGCCGCCTGCACCGCCGGACGACGCGGCCGAGGCACCCGAGGCAGCGGCGCGGCCGGAGTTGACGGCCTCCAGGAAGCCGTAGCCGACGGTCTGCGCGGCCTGCCTGTTGATGACGAACTCGCCGGGCGTCAACATGGCCGGAACGGTGTCCGTAGACTGTTTGCCTCCGCTGTACGAGGATCCGCCGACCTTGCCGCCCGTGGAGAACCCCCAGGCCTGGTTGAAGCCGAACATGAACTGACCCACTGATAGGCTTCGGAGATCTCGCACACGATTACACAGGTTGATGGCGTCGGTTGCAGCCTGGTTGAACGAGAACCCCGCCTGTTGTGCGCTGCTGATGATGTTGCTGAACGCCCCGTAGCCGGCCTCTCGGATGCCGTTGATCGCGTAGGACATCCAACCGGCCTTGTTCCCGGCCACGTCCATCGAGTAGGCGGAGCCGTGGGCTTGATTGCCCATGTTGCCCAGCCCGTGTGCGGCTGTGTTGGCCGAGCCCGCGGCCTTCCACATCTCCGCGCCGATGTTGCCCGTGATCTGCCCGAGCTGCTGGAACGTCACGGCTGCTTGTTCGGCAGCCCCGCCGACGCCTCCACCGCCGAGGGCCCCTCCGAGGCCGGCTGCATCTCCGCCCGTGTTGTTCAACGAGTTGCCGAGCTTGTCTGCGGCGTCCCTGTTGTCGTCCATCGAGTGCTGCGACTTGCGGTTCTTCGCCTCCAGGTCGGAGAGGGCTCGCAGCGCCGGATCGGCGTTAACACCCACCGTGAAGTTACGCGGTACGCCGTTGATGACCTTCGACAGGTCCGTGAACGTCGCGGCGTACCGTTCGGTCTCCGCACGGGAGTAACCCATCGATGTCATATTGTTGATGAACTCCGCACGCAAGGCAGAGGCGTAGGCGAGCACCTGCTGCTGGCTGGCGCCCGTGTTGGCGTATGCGAGCACCTGCTTCTGGTAGGCCTCGACGAGGGACAGCACGTTACCACGCTGTTCCCTAGCGGCGTCCGAGAAGCCCGACAGGTCGCGCCGCGCCTTCTGCTGTGCGTCAGAGAGCTTCTGCATCGCCTCGTACAACTTCTGGTAGTTGCCGGCCTGATCGCCCTCGGCGTTCTTCCGATCCGTGCGGTTTTTCTGCTGTGCGACGGCGTTCTTCTGCAGCTCAGCGCGGATGTCGTCGGCTCGCAGCGTATCTCCGTAGTCGACGGCCACCTTCAGTTGAAAAGTCAACTTGTTTCGGTCCGACTGCAGCTTCGACAGCTCGGCGTCCAGCTCAGCGATCTTGTTGCGCGTTTCCTCGATCGACTTGTTGGCGTCGCCGATTTCCTTGTTAGCCGACTGCGCGTCCTTCGCCGCGTTTTCGAAGTACGACTTGATCGTCTTGAACGACTTCGCCGTCTCGTCCAGCGACTTGGGGAACTCCCACCTGAAGTTGAAGGCCGCGTTTGCCACGGAGGACAGCTCGCTGATGTAGTCGGTGAAGGTCTTTATCTCCTTCGCCGCCTCCTTGATCTTCTTGCCCGCCTTCTTCGCGCGGTCCCCGAGTTTCCTCGTCCTGTGCCGAGCTTTCTTGGCGTGCTTGGCGGCGTTCCTGGCGCCCCTCGCGAAGCCCTGGTCGAGAGCCTTACCCAGGTCCTTGATGGACGGCAGAGCCGCCGTAGACGACTTCCCGAGCCCCTGCAGCGACGCCGACGCCTCCTTCGAGAAGTCCTTCCCCGTGGCGATGCTAGCTGCGATCATGCCGATCGCCTGGCCCGCCTTCTGTGCGAGGACAGCGGCCTTCGAAATCTGGTTGGCCGACTGAGTCGCCTTGTTGGCGACGGCGTGCAGGCGCTGCTCGACCCTCTCCAGGACCTGCACGGATCCGACGCCGTGGCTGCGCAGCAGCTGCATAATCTGCTGGATGTAGGCGTTCATCACCTCGGCGTCCCCGCCGGAAGCCTCAGCGGCTTGGCGCACAACAGCATAGAGCGCCTTCAGGTTGGACCTGCCGGCCTCCGAGAACTCGTCGAAGTTCATGCCGTTCTTGTACAGGCTCTCGCCCAGATTGGCTACGGCGTCTTCGAGGTTGACGAACGCCTCGTCCCCGGACAGCGCGGAGTCGACGACCTTCTTGAGCTCCTTGGCGGCCTTGTCGGCCTTCTCGCCCATGTTGTCCATCTCGTCCGCGGCGTCGGCCGTGTCGCCCTTCAGGCCCTTCATGGTCTGTGCAGCCAGATCGGACTCGTTGCGCACACCATCGAAAGTCTGGTGTGCGTTGTCGTCGATCTTCTTCAGCGTGTCGAGGATCTTCTCGCCGTCGAACCAGGAGATCTTGCCGGAGGCTACCATCTCCTGGATCTTGTTCTTGAACGAGTCGATGTACTGGCTGGACTTCTGGGTGCTGCGCTCAATATCGTCGGCTATAGAACCGAATCCGTTCTGACGGTAGAGCTCGGCGAGTTTCTTCTGCGAGTCCGTCATCTCCGAATTGCCCTGAGTGACGAGCTTCGAGTATTCCTGGACGGAGAAGCCCATCTGGCGCAGTGTGGCCAGCTGCTCGTCGCCGAACTGCTTGAAGCCCGTGTTGCCGGCAATCTGCTCGGCCATCTTCTTCAGCGAGTTCTCGCCGATCGCATATGTCTGCTTCGATATCTCGTCAGTTGATTGCCCGGTTTTCTGTGCGAGGAGATCCTGCGCCTGTGCGAGAGCCTTCGTCTGGGCGTTGGCGTCCGACGTGGAGAACAGCTGCGAGGACATGGACTCGCCGGCCTTGTTGGTGGCCTTCGCGAACACGTAAGCCGCGCTCCCGCCTTCCTCGAAGGCCTTCGTGTCCTGCATCACCGATTGTGCGAGGTCAGCCTGGGCTTGCTGGAGCGCCTTGGCCTCAGCTCTAGCGGCCTCGGATCTCTTCGTCCAACCCTCTGTGACTTTCGCAAGTCCCGTGAAGAACAAGGATATGCCGGCGCCTGCGGCGAGGCCCTTGAGAGCGCCCATGAGCCCCGAGGTGGCCTTTTCGGCTGTACCCATCGCACTGGAGGCCTGCCCCGCCCCGCCTGCAGCAGCCCCGGCGGCAGACTGCGAGGCGGCGGCCTGGCCAGCTGCCCGCTGTGCGCCTGCTGCACCCCTAGCGGCGCCGGCGTTCTTGTAGAGGGCACCTGTTTGCTCGTTGACGGAGACCGTCGAGAGCTTGTAGAGCTTAACCGTCTCAGCGAGAGCGGACAGGAGGGAGCGGATTGACGTGATCGGGTGCTGCATCGCGATGCCCATCGACCGCTGCGCTGTCGTCAATGCGTAGGCGCCGCCGAGCACAAGGGCCTGCTTGGCGTAGTAGCCGGCCATAATGCCGCCGGCCGTCAGGAAGGCGCCGGCCAGCTTGGCAACCCACTGCGCAGCGGGGTTCTGCACGAGGTTCGTTAGGACCGTCACTAGTCCGGTGAGGGATCCGAGCATGTCGCCGATACCCGAATTAGACGAACGGCCGATCTCCGCCTTCAGGTTCGCCCAGGAGTTCTTCAGCATCTCCAGCTTGCCAGCCGTGGTTGACGCGATCTGCTGGTACTGATCATTGAGCGTCTTCGAGTCGTTGTAGCCGGACTCGGCGTCCTTCATCGTCTGTTCGAGTGTTTTGTGCGCCTCGGCTAGACGGAGGATCGTCGGGACGTCGCGGGACGCTTTGATGCCGAGGTCTTTGAGGACCCCGATGGCGCCCTGGCCCTGGTTCTTAAGCCCAGCGATAAACTTAACGAAGATATCGCTGAACTTAGACGTCCCCCACGCGGACTGGACCTCCTGTGCGGAGACCCCCGCCACGCGCGCGAACAGGTTGAGCTCGTCGCCACCACCCCTGATGGCTTTCTGCATCTGGGTGAACATACGCGTGATGACGCCTCGGGAGAGCTCGGGCGCGACGCCGATGGATGCGAGGGCGCCGGACAGGCCAACCACCTGGTATTCGGTCATGCCGGCGAACTTACCCATAGCGGAGATCTGCGTCGAGGTGTTGGCGATCTGGGATTCCGTCGCAGCCGAGTTGACGCCGACCTTCAAGATCGAGGATGCGATGTTGTCGAAGTTCTGGCCTGTCGTGCCCATGATCGTCTGGAAGCGCGCGATCGTCTCGCCGGACTTGTCGAGCGAAAGGTCGGTGGTGGCAGAGAGCTTCGCGACCGTCTCGGTGAAGTCGGTTATGGACTCTTTGGCGACGCCGAGCTGTCCGCCGAGGGCGGCGATGTTCGACAGGTCCTTGAAGTTCGTCGTCGTGACCGAGGCGGCCATCTGTTCGAGTTTGCCGCGTAGTTCGTCTGCGGATTTCCCGGCGATGTCGTTAGTCCGCTTCACCTGTGCGAAGGCCGACTCGTAGTCCATCGACTCTTTGACGACGGTAGTGAACGCGCCGATCGTAGCCTTCGATATGTTCTGCATAACGGCGGCGACATCATAGAGGGCGTAGCGCATGTTGGATATGCGCGACTTCGCCTCTTCCGCAGCCCTACCGGCCCTGTCGAAACCCTCTCCGGCTTCCCTGCCGCCTCGACCGGCTCCGTCTAGTCCTTTGCCGATGTCGGCGCCAACGACCTTGCCCTTGATATTATCGAGGGCTTGTGCGATAGTGTTGATGGATTCCGCAGCCTCATGGAGTTCGGACGTACCCTGTACGTTGAACTCGATAGTCTGCTTAATATCAGGCATCACTCACTCCTGTTGTAGTAGTCCATCCTCGTGGGCAGGTCTCGCTCCGCGTAGTCGGGCATGTACGGTGTCATCACAGTATCCTTGCCCCATTTCTGCTTGTCCTCATAGGGAGGCGGATCGGTGGCTCGGTGTGTGCTGACCCAATCATGCATCATCCTTGCTTTAGTAGCATAGCATGTTCTATCCTCTGCGCGCCATGCTATATCAGGATCGTTCGAATGACATAGCCAGATAGGGTTACCACACTTCTGACATGTCTCGTCCTTAACCGTCTTGTAAGCCAACACAAGCTTATAGTCCAGTTCTGTCCAATGCCCGAAAGGGTCGGGCTGGTTATAGATAACGGCGGTGGGCCTCATGTGCAGGTCCACCGCCGTCCTAACCATCGATAGAGCGCCGCTCCCCCCTTTGTCTTGGAGGGCGTCTATCAGAAATCCACCGTCACCGCATTGTCGTAGTCGGCGGAAGCTCCGAGGAGGTTCATCGCCGCCACGAGCAGGCCCAGATACTGTTCGCCGGGCAAAGCGTTCAGAATCTTACGGATCTCTTCGGAGTTGAATTTCCTTTCATCCACGTTGCCTTCGGCGTCTTCGATCTTGTACAGCGTCTTCGACAGAAGCGCCAGATAGGCCTCCGACACACGCTTCGTCTTGTTCTTCGTCTTGTCCGCGCTCTCGATGCCGATCATCAGCTCTTCGCGCACATCGGCTGTCACCGACTGGAGGTGGAACGTCAGCTTGGAGGCGTCCCGTCTCTTCACCGCTTCCTTGATCACGTCAGCGTCGGCCTGCTCTTTGATGAGCCTCTCGACGTCCTGCACCGCCTCGGCGTCAAGGTACACGACTTTCTCAGCCTTCGGCGCCTTGGATCGAGACAGCACCTCGAAAATGTCCATATTTGAAATCCTCTCTGTTAGGCGTTAGGGTAACGTCATAAACAAGAATAGCACAGGGCGGAGAGGAGACGCCCTGTGCTATTCGCTGGAGTGTGCGTTACGCCACAGTCACCTTGACTGTCACATTCGCACAAGCGGGGTGGCTGACGATAACGTCAGCACTGCCCGCCTTCAGGCCGGTCACCACTCCGAGCGGACTGACCGACACGGTCGAGGTGTCCTTCGACAGGTAGGAGCACACGGAGCGAGCCACATGTCCATGGATCTTCGGCAGGATCGGACGGTGCTCGTTAAGGGACACCGTCAGATTTTCCGTGTCGGTGATCGCCGTCGTGCTGTCCTTGAAGACGCCATTGACTGCCAGCTGGCCCTGCTGCAGGAACGACACCGTGTAGCGGGTCGGGTTGTCGCCTTCCAGCGTATTCTTGTACGTAGACTCGATCATGAGGAACGCGCAGTACCACTGACCGGCAGCGATGGGCTCACGGCCTTTCAGGACACCGCGCACAACCAGAACGAGGTCGACGCGAGTCTTCTTGAACATGTTCCACGCCTTGGCGTAGATCGAGTTCGCATCGTCGGGGTTCGTCGGGTAGTACATGGTGAGGGAGCCCTCGTACTGTGCGGCGCCACGGGAAGAAGAACCGGCAGCGTCGAGCAGAGACAGGGACGACTGTTCCTTCGACGCCTTCGCGGCGGGGATCGTCGTGTCGTCCCAGTTGATCGCATCACCGATAGCCACCGCAGAGTTCATTTCCTCCACGGTGATAGCGTTGATATCCTTCACGGACGCCTTGGGGAGAACCCAGACGTTGACGTGTTCGTTGGAGAGCACTTTCTTATCCATTATGCGGCCACCTTCTCGTTGAGGACGAACGCGCCGTTCTGAAGGAAGTTCGGCTCGTACTTGATGAAGCCATTCGACTCATACCCGTCGACTGGGTAGTCGGTCTGGAAGCGGTAGATGCTGAACACATCACCGACTTCGAACGGCTTGTTCGGGCGCTTGCCAATTCGCTCCACGATGAACAGCGTGATGTCGGGCTTCATCGTGATATCGCGGATCATGTTGAACACTCCCTGGTCGTCCACGCTCTCGTCTCGGAGTGCGGTGAACTTGCCCTCGTACTTGGCGAGGGTCGGGTTCTCCACCTCGGAGATGTCGCAGATCGTTCGAGTGTTGTCCGTGTCGGGGTCGGTTTCGCCGAGCGAATAGCCGTCCAGGATCGCACACGACACATTGAACACCAGGTTGCGCGGGTTGTCGGTCGCACTGAACTGTGCGTTGAGTTCCGCCGCCGTGGGATGCTGCCAGTCAGCGAATGCCTCAGGAGCGGCGAAGAGAATAGTCACGTTGCCGCGAAGCATGCGAACTTCGTTAGCCACTGTGCTTCCCCCTTTTCTCGTTGTCGTTGTCAATGAAACAGTCGCTACAAGGCTCTTCCTCGGTTATCGGCACCAACGTCCCGAAGAACTGAGCGAAGTCATCCGGGTACGTTCCGACGTCCCCGGTGTTCATGTCTTTGTAGAGGCCCATATGCACCATCCTATCAAATACGGTTTTTGAGGTTCGTGATAAAGGAGCAGTAGAGCTCGTAGCCGCACTGCACCACTTTGTGGTTGGTCCCCGCATAATTCAAGCCCTGGCCGCCGTGGACCGTGATCCCCCCGCTGTTGTCCGGCTCGAAGCCGACCAGGCCCCACAGGATGCGCTCCCCGATCTCGCGTGCATGCTGTGCGGTGAGTGCTCGCACATGACACAAGAAGAACACCCGGTAGCCGTCGTTGAGCTGAGAGACGATGCTCGTCGCCTGGCTGATGTGCCCGGGCGTGCCGAACACGACAGCGATGTACGGCATCTTCTGGCCTTCGTCGAAGTCGGGGAGGGCCACCTCTTCGACGACCCTCTGGGGTGGCACCTCGGAGAGCTCGCGAACCTTCGCCATAATGTCGTCGATGTATTTGGCCATCCGTCACCTGCCCCACTTCCAGATGCGGCGAGTCTCCGTGTAGACCTCTTTACTGGTCTTCTCGGCGAGCTTCACCTGCTTCTCCACCTTCTCCAGGGCTTTCATGCCCCACACTCTATCATCGCCATACTCCTGGCCGAGGATATAGTCGTGGTCCCAGCCGCCGTCGAACTTGTTAGAACCTTCGATCCACCCGTACTCGACGGTGACGTTGTCCGGGACGATGACGCTTACGCTGTCGTGCATGTGCCCCGTCCAGATACGGCCTATCTTCCCGGGCACTAAAGCGGACGGGGTCTTCTCGATCGTCTCCTGCAAAGCCGGCGGGATCTCCTCGGAGATCTTGTCGATGACGTTGGCGAATAGGTCGTATTCTCTGAAGTCCTGAATGCGTTTGGCATACTTCGTGAACTTGTTGGCTCCGATTTTTGTGCGGATTTTCATACCTACACCTCGGCCTTGTTCATCGGCGTGTTGCAGATGATCGTTCGCTCGAACGACTGCGAGGCGTCAATCACAGCTGACACCGTCATCAGGTAGCCGGCCATGTGCGGGGTGTCCTGGGTCTTCATTACTTTGATCCGTGCAGCCATCGGGATGTTCAGCGACATCGTCGACCGAGGAAGCTGCACTCGCACACGGTTAGTCGTCTGGGGCGCGATCTGGTCGTTCGCTACCTCAGGTTGGCGTATCGGCTGTATACGCGCTTTCCCAGAATATATGACTGAGCCATAATCATAGCTGTCAGTCTTAGCGTCGTATTTGATGTTCTTGCCGTCATAGATCGTCACCTCATCGACCATATAGCGTTCGACGCGTTTAGCCGCCATTGCCAGGCGACCCTCAGCTATACCGGCCAAGGAAATCCCTCACTCTCTCGAACACGTCGTCGCCCCTCATCGGAACGAGCACAAGCCCCTCGCCGTTCTCCAGGGCGTCCCCCTGTGCGTCGTACTTGTCAGCCAGGGCGAGTAGCGCCTCGATGTTCTTGTCCCCGCCAGACAGCGTGAAGTCGTCCGCTTTGACGTTCTCGACCCCGCCCTCCGACACGAGCTTCGCCGCGTAGGCGCGCAGAGCGGCAGCTGCAGCCTTGAACACATTCGTGTACAGTGCACACAGCCGTTCGAGCAACTTAGCGTCCAGGTCGATACCGGGCAGGAACAGTTTCAGTTCCTCCACGGTTATCTTCGCCACGTCAACTCCTTTCCACTGCAGGAAACCCCGCCCCTTGTGAGGGCGGGGTTTCCATCCTTGTCGGGTATCGTTATCAGGCGCCTGCACCGCTGGAGGCCAGAGTGCCCTCCGGAGCAATGAAAGCAGACTTGACGAGGTGGCGAATCTTCGTCCGGTAGGCGTCGTTCTCGAACGAGCCCTCCAGTTCGGAGCTGTTCGTGGTCTTCTCGACGAAGATCTTCGGCCCGGTCTCGCCCTCCAGGAACACGTTGACGATGTTCTTGCGGGGCATAGTGCCCTTCGGAGGAAGGAGGAACCAGCACTTGTCGGCGTAATCGCCGGCGATGAGCGCGAGCTCGGGGACCTCGTATACGTTCGCGACCTTCCCGGACACCGTGTTGCCCATCACCTGGGTCTCGGTGCCGTTCTGGCGGCGGATCTCGACGACCTTCATGATCTGCTCTGCGCGGCTCGCCAGAGCCGGAGGCACGATCAGGTTGAACTTCGTCGGCATGATGATCCGCTTGCCGTTGTACTTGGTGACGGCCAGCTGTGCGAACGCCTTCTCCAGCGCCTCGATGCTCAGCTCGGGGTTGCCGGCCAGAACGTTCTTGTTAGCAGCCTTGAAGTTGGTCGTGTTGAGGCCCGTCGGCTGGACGAGCTGCAGGGCCGCCTCGATGGACTCCTGATTGGCAGCGCGCCGGCCGAGTTCCTTCGTGATCCTGGGGATCAGGTTCCAGTCGGCGCCGTAGCGCTTCAGGGTCTCCCAGGAGAGCGGAATCTGGACACCGGCCTTGGCCAGCTTCAGCTTGAACTGCTCCGCCTTCAGGCCGAGGATCGGGTACTCGCCGAGCTCTCCGACTGCGGGCAGCCCCTGTGCGACGTAGCCCTTGCCATCCTTGCGGACCGGAACGTTGTCGTCGGTGAAGTCGAAGCTGAAGTAGGGCACGGTCTCGAAATCGGGGGTTTCGAGGGTGTCGGCCCACTCGCGCCAGTTGGACGGAACCTGCTCGTATTCGCCCTGCATGATCTTGTTCATGGTGGGGCCGAGGTTGACCGGCAGGTCCGACGTGGTGATGGCCTCGCTCAGGTCCTTGCGGGCCGAATTGCGCACACGGATGTCGTCCGCGTGAAGCGCCTTATGCAGAAGGATACCCGCCTTGTAGGCTTCCCTCGCGTTGATTGCCATGTAGATATCCTCCTTAGAGCCAAGCCTGGGTCAGCTTGACGGCGTACTTGGTCGAGGCACTCGACAGCGGGTTGAGCACGAAGCCAACGACGATCTTGCCCTTCGGGTCGGCCGCGATCTCAGGCTTGGCGGCCTTGCCGGACTCGGTGGCGCCGTCGATCGTGACGATGTCCCCGGCCTTGACGGATCCGTCCAGCCCGAGGTGTGCGATGCCTTCGAATGCGAGCGTCGAATAGAAGTTGTTGTCGTCCTTGGGTGTGGCGGAGGTGAGAGCAACGGCCCCGACCTTGCCGACGGCGACGACGTCGCCCGACTTGACGGCCGCGTCAACCTGGACTTCGTAGGTGTCCCCACCCTTGACGTGATTCTGTGCCATGTGCGTGTCCTCCTTACCAGGTCAGCTTGGCGAATTCGGCTTCGAAGTCGTCGGCGCCCTTACCGGAAGGCACATGCTCGGGGGCGAAACCACCCGACAGGCTCTCACGGATGGACTCGACGAGCTTTGTTTCACGGTCCAGGATCGCCTTCGCGTCATAGCCGCGGGCGATAGCCTCTGCGACCCGCACACGGGAAACCTCGGGAAGGTCGGAGTCGGTGAGAGCAAGGATGGCTTCCTTAGCCTTCTTGGCCTTGTCCTCTTCTTCCTCCTTGGCCTTCTTGGCATCCTCTTCGTCCTCTTCGTCCTTCTTCTTGGCCTTATCGGCGAGAGCTTCGACGAGAGCGGAGAGCTTGGTGTCCAGGGCCTCAAGGGCCTCCTTGAACTCTTTGTCCATTCTCTTCCTTTCGGAATTGTGTTTGTTGCTACCGTCCATAATAGCATTTCCGTTTTTGAACGACTCCAGCGCCTCGACGAGGCGCCCGCCAGCACCCGGAACTGTGACGAAATCCACGGAATTAACGGGCGACGGTATGAACGACTCTATCACAGGCGGAACGTCTTCGGCCATGACCACGTCGTCGGTCTGCGCCAATTGAGCACCACAGTGAATGGACACACCGATGATGTCCGACACCTGTTCAATAAACGGCGCCCATTGCTCCAAAACTTCGATCGTGGTATACATCCCGGGTTCGGGGCTGTCACTCCAGTAGGGTGTTTCAGCGATCACGGCGGCAAGTTTCGTCAGAGTCCCTTCGGGACGGTCCCACTGTTCTGACTCAGACGCATGATCGATATACATATGCGTCCCAATCGGGAAGGCCTCAGCGAAGCTGCCCTGCAGCGCCTCTTTGGTGTATATACCAGTCGATCCCACCCCCTCGGCGATAAGGCGCACAAGCCACTTACGGGCGCCTTTGACGGGCTTGAGAACACTAGTAGTCGTGCTCTCTTTGATTTCAGTTTTCATATTCAGTGTCTCCTTGGTTGAAGCCGCCCGGAACGGCGCCCTGATTGCCCTGTCGTGCAACCGGGTCGCGCACAGCATCGCCGTCGTCCCCACCCGACACATTACCACTCTTCAGAAAATCATTCGGCTCAGGCAGCTCATCGCCGTGGATATCGGGCACAGCCAGCAGACTCAACACCGCTTGACGGTACTCGTCTTGGTGGATGGCCCCGGTGGACATAGACGTAGCAAGCGACTGCAACGCCCTATAGGTCGGGTCTTGTTCGATCGACGGGAACTTGATGTCAACGTCCTTCACCGATGGATCCACGTCCATCATCACCTGCTTGAAGAAGTCCCTCCACTTGCGCTGCTCCAACTTGAAGCCGTTGATCGTCGGCCTGTCCAGCGTCGTCGCAGCCCCGTACGAGCCGCCCGTCGCACCCGGTGACGACAACAGCGCGATGACCGGGATCCCGAACGACGCAGCCACAAGCGCAGCCAGCGGTTGGCCGTTCCCATAGTTCACCTGTGCGCTCGGGACTCCCACACCAGCCAGCGACTGATTGGGCCCCAAGCTCGCCGTGGCGCCCACCACGTCGCCGCGGTTCGATATCTCCACAGCCGACTGCCGCTTGCCCTGGTTGTTGCTGTTGACGATTGCCCATGCGATCTTCGACAACGCCTTAGACAGCCTAGCGCTGTCGCGCAGGTAGCCCGAGTAGGCGACGCTCCACAGGGCAGCCGCCAGTGAATCCGGCGCCCCAAACGCGTGCCCAGCATGCCTGCCCGACGACAGAATGTACACGACGTAGTTGCTGTTCACTTCGTAGGCTGTGTTCGGCGGCTTCCTCAATCGCTGCACGCTCCGCCTGTACTCGGCTGTCGGGAACCACTGACTGATCGTGTTCTGCCCGTCCGGGGTCCATGTGCGACGCACATACTTCACAATCGACGAATCGAACGAATCCCGGACGATCTCCTCGATCTCCTCCACGGGCACCAGCGTCAGCTTGTCGGTATGCACCTCACGGAACAGGAACACGTTCCCCGCACAGAACCTCTCCAAGTTCAGGCTCTCCATCGCCGAAGCGGAAAACAGCGTCCTCTGCGCCGACTCCGACTTGATGAACTTGTCAAGCTTCGCAGAGGTGTCGCTGAACACCAGATCGTCCCCGAAGATGTAGCTGGTCCTCAGCTGTGCGCCGCGCTTATGCAATGGGTGGTCGCGTGCCATGTCCCGAAGTCCTCGCACAACCTCGTGGATGAAAGCCAGCGTCAGGCCCTTGTCGTCGGCGTAGCTGACCCAGTTGGCGCCCTCGTCCAGGAGGTAGGACCTCTGCGCCTCGTTGATGAACGCGATACCCTCGTCGCTAAACGAGTATGCGTTGGAATCCAAAAGTCTCCCCCATTTCGTGTAGGTAGTTGTCCTCGTCGGCGTCCATCATGTCCCCCGCGTCAGAGAACACGGTCTCTTGTTGGACGGCGTCCCGTATATTCTGGTCTGTTATCGCAGCGTACACTGCGGCGTCTGCCAAGTCGGGCGACTTGCCGACGTCCTTCTTCAACTTGTCCTTCGAGTCCAGAACAAGCCCGCCAGACATCGTATTATACGAGTAGCCGACGGACAGCAGCTCGTCATGCAGGTCGATGTCCAACGGGTCTAGATCCAGCTCGCCTGTGCGACACCGGTACCTGAAGGAGTCCCACATATAGGAGCGGTAGTTGTGCCACCGGCCCCTGTCCGGGCTCGACATAGAACCCCGCACAGCCAAGATGTCGTAGGTGCGGTTAGCGTATGAGTTGAGGATGTCGAACATACCGCCGCCGATCCCGTCGCAATCGATCGCCACGGCGTGTGCGCCCTCACGAAGCGCCAGGTCGTGCACCCTCTGTGCGCTGTGCACCAGGTCCGTCTTCGCCCACGAGTCCACGAAGCGCACAACCCCGTTCACGCACAGATACACCACCGAGCGATCCGCGCCGAAGCGCGCTACGTCGACGCCGAGCACCGGCCGGCCGATCTGCTCCCTCTCCGTCAAGCAGGCCGTCTCAACATCTCCTGGCAGAATCAACGAGTCCTCGATGTCGAACGCGAACTCGCCCAGGACGCGCGCCTTGAACCTCGCGCTGTCCTCCCCGTACTCCTGCTTCTTCTGCTCCACGTAGGAAGGCCCGGTGAGCTTTTGCAGCACATTGGGGGGCATGGGCTCGCCTGTGAAGTTCGGACTCTCCAGGACCGAGATGGACATGCGCTTCCAGTTCTCCATCTCCTCCTTGAAGATCTTCCCCAGGTAGCTCATCGGGTCCGTGGGGTTTGCGATCAGCACACGCCGAGACGCTTCGTTCGTCGTGATGTTCGCCAGGGCATCGATTAACTCGCCTGAGAGACCGCAGGCCTCGTCGCCGATCGCCAGCACGTCGCCGTGGATGCCCTGGAAGGAGTTGCCGCCCAGGTTGTCCGGCGGCTTCCTGCCGCGGCCCAGCGGGAGCTTCGTCACGTCGTCCTTCCACTGCACGTCCATCGTGATGCGCCCCGGGAGCTTATGGTCGACGAGTCCCTCCTCGAAGCGTCTCTCCACGATGTCCTTCAGCTGCATCACTTCGCGCCACAGCACGTCCTGCACCTGCGCCATCGACGGCGCCGTCGAAATCACATAGCAGTGGGGGTAGCGGGTGTCCACCCACCAGCATATGAGAACAGCCATAAGTCGGGACTTCCCCACCCCGTGGCCTGCCTTCACGGCCGTTGAGTTATTCTCCACTACGGCCCGGGCGATCTCCCGCTGCTTACTCCACAGCGTCCCCTCGTCCGTGCCCAGCATGTACTGGGCCCACCCCACGGGATCTGACTTGAAGCTGTCCTGCCTCCTGTGCGCCTTGACGGTGGCGATAGCGCTGTCGATCGCACTAGCTTTGATCAGCATGTGCCTCCTTCAACGCCTGATAGAACACTTCGTCCATCGCCTCCGGGTCGAGCAGCTGGCCGTTCGAATACGCGCTGGATATGTGGACTCGCACACGCTCCCACGCGTCCTCTACCAGATCGAGGATCAGTCGGGTCTGCTGCTTCGTAACCCTGGCCTCTTCCTCGTCGTTGTACTCCTTCACCTTGTCCAGCCGGTCACCGAGCTGCTTGAGCACGCTGTTGACGGCCTCGATGTGCCGGGCGGCTATCTCGTCCGACTCGAAGCACTTCTCCAGGAAGTTGAAGGCGCGCGTCTTCAAGTCGTACATGTCGGCGATCAGCATCTGTTGGCGTTCGAGGTTCGTCCACACGTCGTTGCGCTTCAGCAGGGAGCGCACACGGGCAAGGCACGTCTCTGCCGGCAGGCCGAGCTCTTCGGACATCTCGGAGGGGCTGGCCCCCGCCTGTGCGAGGGTGAGCAGCCTCCTGTCGTCCATCGCCAGTTCACCGGTCGACTTCTGGATCGCAAAGCGATCCCGGTCGTTCTTCACCAGCTCTTTGGCCGCGGTCTTGGTCTGAGCCGGCTTCTTTTTCGTCGTTTTCTTAGGCGCAGCCATCACAGCCCCCTGTACCGAATCACCACCGGCGCCTCAAGCGGATCGCACACCTTCACGGTAGGCCGCTCGTCCGTAGTGTGTATGGTTACACAGAACGTGCCGCCTTCCGTACTCAGCGACGTGATCTTCGTCTCTGCTGCGCCAGTGAACACCGTCAGGTACACGGCCTTCACGCCCTTGGCCAGCGCAACGTCCAGGTCAAGGTTGGGCAGCGTGCCGCTAAGCGTCGCAATCGACCCGTTAGCAGCGGCTAAGCGGCTCGTTTGAACGTCGATTCTCATGAAACTCCCTCTCTAGTCAGGCTTAAGAGGAATACTATCACGGTGTTGTGTGCGCACAGCAGACCCCGCCGGGGTATAGCGCTCACCCAGCGGGGTCCTGAGAGAAAGGAGCTTACCTGAACACCTTAACATACTTCTGCAGGCGGCGTCTAGGCCCCGCCATGTGGTCGTACAGCAGCACCCAGCGGTCGTCCAGCGTAGGCGCCCATGTGATGCTGTCCTGTGCGGTGATCGGCTGGATCTCGTCGTCCACGTCCAACACTGACACGTAAGCGTCCAGCCTGAACGGTAGCCGATCCAGGTCATGGGCTGTAATGAACGCCTGGAACGTCTCGTGCCCTCCGATCACCCACAGCTCGTCTCGGTTGTCGTGTGCGGTTTGCTCTATGGCCGCGTACGGGCTCGCCACGGCCTTAATCGATTTGGTCGACTTCATCGTCCGACTCAGCACGATATTCGTCCTGTTAGGCAGCTTCTTGTTGCGTTGCGGCAGGGATTGTCGGGTCTTCCGGCCCATCACCACGGTCTTACCGGTAGTCATGTCCTTGAAATGCTGCAGATCCCCCCGATCATGCCACGGCAGCTCCCCGTTGACCCCTATGATCCCAGACGTTGACTGCGCCCAGATGAAATGCACGTGAAACATTGTGTCTCTCCTCCCGTATGCGGCGTATTGGCTGATATGAGGACTCTAGCAGTGCAAGGCTGGTGTGCGCAAACTTGACTTCCGCCCGTATGCGAGGTACAGTCGGACCATCGAACTGTCGGACTAGAGAAAGGACTTCACATGCTTCTTTACTTCGTCGCCGTCCCCGTCGCATTCCTCGTCGCACAAGGGTTCTGGACCCTCGTCGCCTACATCGTCACGTGGTGCGGCTTCCCCAAAGCCGGCGCCGTCGTCTTCTGGGTCTCCCTCGCCTTCACATCCCTCGGCGCGATCTCCGCCCTCGCCGCCTTCGCATGGACCCAGCACCAGCTCAACCTCATCGCGGCTTGACAACGGTTTGTTCAGCGTGTACACTAGTTGTGCACATTAACTCAACAGAGAGGAGAAAACATGTTCACCTGGAGCTGGAGGATGATCGGACGGATGTTCGCCGACTGGTACGGATCCTGCCACAAGTTCGACCGCATGTGGATTTGCTGAGGCAGTAAACGGAAAAGGAGAGCCCCGCTTTCCAGTTGGAAAGCGGGGCCTCTTTATGCTTTGTCCAGCTTAGCACACCATCAACTGCGGGGCGTGGTCGCCAGGAACGGAACCACCTTGTGGAGGAAGCGGTCCACCGTTTTCGTGTTGAGCAGCCACTGTGCGCACACCGTCACAAGCCCCCACACGGCCGCCGTGATCGTGTCCGCCAGGTCGGCTGGCAGCGTCAGCCCCACCTTAGCGCCCCATGCAGCCAACACACCGACGAGGCTGACTACGAACGTCCGGATCACAGAACGGGCCTTGTGCTGGATCTGCGTCGGCACGAGCTCGTCGAAGTGGTAGGCGTTCTTCCGATTCGGGTCCGCCAGGCCGCCGTCACCCTGCGGCAGTCCGCCCGTCTCCACGGTGTGCGCGGCCGCGGCGAACGCCGCTGCCTTCTGCTCATCCGTCAGCGTCGGAGTGTCCAAGTGCTTGGGTCCTGCGGGTGTTTCCTGTGTCGTCACTTAGCGTCGCCCCCTTTCTTCGCATCTTTCAACGTGTTCTGAATGTCGTTCAGCTTGTTGATCGTCTCCTCAAGCGCCGCGTGGGAGGCCGCCGGGTAGCCGAAGCCGTAGCCCGGCACCGTCAGGTCGGTGGCGATCCTGTTCACAGTCGCCGTCATAGACTCCACGGCCTGCGTCAGGTTGGCCGCCACCTCCTTCAGCTCTGCGATCGAATTCTGCGTCGCCTGGGGGTAGCCGAAGCCCTGGCTCGGCACCTTGATGTTCTCGTACAGCCAGCTGAGCATGTTGTGCTCGTCGGGTGTCAACTCGTCTCCTCGGGTAGTGTTGTCGTCTTGGTTACTGTCTTGAATATAGCGCTTGACGATGATGATCGTCGCCGAGCCCGTCAGGGACCGGTCCGACAGCGAGTGCAGCCTCGGGCCCCTGCCCGGGCCTCCGTGCCCCCACGTGTACATGCCCCCGGCGTAGAGTTCCACGTGGCTTATCCGCCCCGCGAAAGCACCCGAATGCCAGCCCATGCATATGATGTCCGCCGGTTTCAGGTCACTGAGGGGCAGGTCCCTCCATGAGGTTGCCGATGCCACAGTATACGCGTCCGGGTCCGACGCTATATTGAAACTCCGCTCGCCTATTTCGATGCCCGCACACTGCCGGTAGGCCTGCGCTATCGTGCTGGAGCAATCCCCCCAGCCGTAGCGCTCCGGGTCTCTGCGGCGGTAGTCGTTCGTGTAGCCGAAGTCACCGTCGTGCTTCGCCATCCACGCCACTATGGCGTTGCGCTGCACATCAGCCTGCGTCATCCGTCTCCTTCCTTTCCGCTAGAAGTGCCTTCACCTCAGTATACGGCACAAAGGAGTTGCGGTCGGGGCGTGGGCTGTGCGCCGGAATTTTACGGTTGCGTGCGAAATCGTAACCTTCCCCTGGCTGCAATCGCACAGGGGTCGTCGTATAGTCGTTTGACAAACGGAACTCCACCCAACTGTCTTCCATGTGGCGCACAGCATAAGGGTGGCCGCGCAGTAACGGATCGTCGTTCCCCGGTACCGTGCGCCATGCCGCGTCGATCAACGACTTCAGCGCTCCCAGCTGTACGCTGAAGTCCTCTATCTCATCGGAGAACTCACCCCGCGATATGGCGGCCCCATCATGCGACGGGATAGGAGGGTTGAACCCGCACAGCGACCGGCATGCCGGGTAGTAGTGCGGCTCATATACGGAGGGGTCCCGGTTGTCATAGGGGTGTGCGCCCGCTTCATGGGCTAAGTAGCCGTCATAGGCGCCATACGTCAAGCCGTCTAAGTATTTCGGGTCGTAGTCCCTGTTGGGTGTAGAGCTCTCTTCCATGGCTAGAACCATACCACGCCTTGAGGCGGGTAGCCCGTCGCGTGGAGGGCCAGCGGGTCATAGTCAGCCGGAGATGGTCGAAGCTGAGGTCTCTTTGGGACGGCGTGCCACATGTGAGAGAAGCGCACACGGGCATCCTCCGCGTAGAACGCCGGAATGTGCGGGGGCAACGGTTTTTCGCTATCCACGACAGTGGTCAGGAGGGCGGATTCCACGAAAATGTGGAACACATTTCTAGCGGGTGTCAGTCGTGCTTTGTTGCCCGCTTCGGAGTTGCGGTTAGCCGGGATAATGTCATTTTCCAGCTGCTCGGGGGTAGTCCCCAGCGGGTATTCGTGGCAGGCCTTGATGAGGACAGAGTACGGGTTGACGGTGCTGTGTTCTGTTGTGTTGTCGCTCTCCGTGTTGTGCGGGGGGAACTTGCGCGGGTCTTTTGCGTCGTTTGACTTCAGAAAGCGCTGCCCGCCCTTGTACGAGGGGTCTTGCTTCGACACCTCCCATCCGTTGGGTTTTAATACGAGCGCATAGAAGCGAAAATTCGAGTTGGACGTCGGGCTCGGGTCGTAGGGGTGCGTCGGGTCCGGGCTGAAGCACCACAGCAGCCAGCCCACCTCCCACGGATTAGGGCGGGAATCCGGGTTGTCTTTGGTCGGCGGGGTGTTGTCCTTATTGCGCAGTTGGGCTAGGGCGACGATGTTTGCCGACAGGCTGTACACCACCTGCAGTCTGTCGTGCTTGACGGGGTCTGGGTCGGAGGACGGCACGGGCACCCGCTCTATCTTGAGCAGAGGGGAGAGGGCTGGGATGGGGGTAGCTAGGGAGGCCGCCGTGGCGCCCAAGGGCTGGTCCGGGTTGGGGGGCGGCGGAGGGGGCGGGGTCAGGATGAGGGTTGAGTCATAGGGCGGCGTCGGGTTAGGCGTTATCGTCGCCTCATTGTAGATCTTCTTTATGCGCACAAGGGGCTTCTGTGGTGATGGCATGCCTCGATTTTAGCTCGTCGTCGTGTCTGCGCACAGCAGACTGGATCTCGTCCAGCTGACGAGTGTGCGCATGGACCAGGTCCGTCAGGGTTTGGGTGTTGGACTCTATTCGGTCTACGGCGTCCCTTAGAGAGCTCCCATGGTTGTTTTCCATGTCTTGTTTTACGCTAAGTACCTTTCTATTGGTCTTCAATGACGTATAGAGGGTCGCTATAGCGGTTATAAGGGCGCCCAAGCCTACGGCTGGCGCCCCTAAAAGGTGGTCGGCGATGAGTATTATGTCGTGCACGGGTCCCATTATAGCGGTCATACTGCAGTATGATGTTCCAGTAACGGAAAATTCGGGTTAATGTATGCGGTTGGGTCCCCCCATGAAAGTCGACCCACCCCTCCAAAAATTCCAACTTTTCCCACCAAAAATACAAGTAGCCCCTAGGACGTTAGTCCTAGGGGCTACTTCTCTCACCACTCCAACTTGTATTACTTACCTTACCGTAGGGTAACTTATCGCTTCGACGATGACGCAGACGAACCACGCCACGTACATGAGTCCAACTATTCCAACCCAGACCTTAGTGATACTGATTCTCAATAACACCTCCCTCTCCGGGCCGCCGCCTTCGGCGGCGGCCCCAGTCCGTTTCACGTGAAACGTCAGTCGAGCCCGACTTCGCGGAGCGCGTCTCCGAGCGTCTCCACGACGACGGCGCCTTCGTCATCGCCTTCCTCGAAGGCCGGCCTCAGTCGAGCCTCCACGGCGCCGCCTTCGCTCCGGACCACCACGGTGCCGTGCTCGACGTCGAAGGTCCGCACCCTCGAAGGGCTGCCCCAGTGCCTCCGGGCATCCGCTCGGGCGACTTCGTACAGGCCCAGCACCCGGGCCAGGGCCGTCGCCGAAGTCAACCTCAGAGCTCGGGTGCAGGCCTCCGTGACGGAGGCGCCCGTGTCCTCGTAGACGCTCCCGAGCCGCTCCATCACGGCGGCCTCCATCCGCTCCCAGACCGTCTCGGCATCGACGGGATCGTCAGGGTCCTGCCCCGCGCAGTCGTACAGCCAAAGCTCTGCCCGCTCTTCGTCGGAGAGCCGGTCCCAGAGCCTGCCGACGGCATCGGCCTGGATCTCGCTCCACTCGGAGTCGACCTCGAAGGCGGCCTCCGGATCGTAGCAGCAGTCCGTCTCGAAAGGCAGCTCTCGGCCTTCGTCCAGGCTCCACCCCGCGTCTAAGAGGGCGTCGGAGGCGGCGTCCAGGAGGTCGGCGTCGGAGACGGCGGTGAGGTAACGGTTGATCATCAGGGTTTCCTTTCTCTCTGTTGTCCTG